TATTATTTGACCAATAACAAGTATATCTTTTCATACTTTGAGGATAAAAAGGACATTTCAGATACGCCCGCTGCTGCGAATGCTGCGAATGACGCGAATACTTCTGCAACAACCGATACTCGTACAACGTATAAAACTAGTATGACAAAGAGTGAACGGATCCAAACATTTTTTAAAATACAACCATCGGCGCCACTAGTGCCAGTGCCAGTACCGCCACTAGTACCCGATTCGGAAATGGAACAATCTGAAAAAAGTGAAGATCGTAACCAACAACTAGATAATTGTGAAGATACTGCCCCTACAGAGCCACCCTTAAACTCCCTCCTCGTAAAGGAGGGGTGCGGGGAACCTTTGGTTACCTGTTACGTGCCTAAACTTACGAATTTACAACATTATTTGCATAATACCGGGAAGGCATTTTTTGATTATGACAAATACGCGTACCGGTCCGATGTTTGCGCATGGTGTAACAGCGGCGAGATGGTCGCAGTTGAGAGCGAGGGCATTTTGGTGTGCAACAAGTGTTCGAACTTTACGGTATATTATGTAGAATCGGATAAACCGTCCTATAAGGAACCGCCAAAGGAGGCGTCATTTTACGCGTATCGACGTATTAATCATTTTAGAGAGATTTTAGCCCAAGTTCAGGCCAAAGAGACCACGCAGATCGATAACGCAATCATTGTGTCGATTAAAAAACAGATCCGCAAGGAACGCATAACGCTGGATCAGTTCACGGACGTAAAGGCCAAAGAAATATTGAAAAAGCTGGGATACAATAAGTACTATGAGCATATTCCGTTCATAAAAGAAAAACTGGGCATAAAGCCTCCGGTCATGAGTCCGGAACTTGAAGAAACATTGTGCAACTTGTTCATGGAAACTCAAGGCCCATATGCTCGGTTTTGCCCCGACGAGCGCGTAAATTTTTTGAATTATTATTACACGATTTATAAGCTGTGTGAACTGCTCGGACAAACACAATATTTGCCATACTTTCCCATGTTGAAAGACCGCGACAAACGAATTGAACAAGATGAAATATGGAAGAAAATATGTAAAGAGCTGAAATGGGAATTTATACCAACCCAGTAAAAAATATATTTTGAATTTGATTTTTATTTTATATTTTGTTTTAATGAAATTATAAACAAAATTTTTATAACAACATATATTATATATTAAGCAAAAAATAACTCAAAATGACTCAAACTGGAGATACAATAACACTCTCGGACGCAACAATACCACAGGATGGTACTGATATTACCATTACACTTAAACTTAAACCTCCTCCTAAGAAGGAAGAAGAAACGGCTCCTCCTGCTGCTGCTGGTGAGGGTGGTCGGCGTTTGAAAAGATCTAAGAAGTCCAAGAAGTCTAAGAAGTCTAAGAAGTCGAAGAAGTCCAAGAAGTCTGCAAAGCGTAAGAGCCAAAAATAAATTATTAATAATAAAAACAATGTAAATAAAAATATTTAATAGTGAACAACATTCAAGTTATTTATTTTTATTTTTTAAAAATTTTAATGCTTGCGACTCCGACGCGAGTGGCGTCGTTTTCTTTTTGCACCACCATCGCTATTATATTGAGTACCGTTGGCAAATCGATTCTGCTGTTTTTTAGACCTATGTTTGGCGTGGCGATACGCCACAGCACCTCGTGATGCTGCAAGAGATGGAGTCAAGCTGGTTTCACTATACTTTACCTTAACACGTTTTAGCTTACTTAATGATGATGGGGACATATTCAAAGCGGTAGCAAGTTCTTGATCGGTTGGACTTCTTTTCAGTCGTCTTTTCAACTTTTCCTTTGTTAAGTAAATAACTTCAGGGATAACAGTTAATTCTCCGGTTGACATTTTTATTTTTTATACTATAGAAATATTATAAAGTTATAAAATTATAAAAAATGAAACACCAAAAATAATGACATAAATGTAAACGCGTTTTTTATAATACATAATCGAAATCGAAATCGAAATCATGGGAATCATTCATCAAGAAGTTATAACTAAACTCGGTCATTTCATCGCGAATAAAAAAATACCCAACATTATATTTCACGGACCGAACGGGTGCGGCAAAAATACAATTCTCTCGAATTTCATTCGGGATGTTTATAATGATCTAAAACCCATTATAAAAACACACGTCATGACAGTGAATTGCGCATACGGACGCGGAATTCGGTTCATTCGCGAGGATTTAAAGTACTTTGCAAAAACGAACCTGGACACCGTACACGGCGAAATGTTTAAATCCATCGTGCTACTCAATGCTGACAAGTTAACAATCGATGCACAGTCGGCACTTCGACGATGTATCGAGTTGTTTTGTCACTCAACCCGGTTTTTTATTGTCGTTGAAGATAAAAATAAACTTTTAAAACCGATTCTATCGAGATTCTGTGAAATTTACGTTCCTCCTCCTCCGACAAGTAAGGGAGGGCGTAAGATAACCGCTGCAAATTTACATACGGTAAAACTTGAACAAGTTTTGGGGTTTAAAAAACACCAGGTTGCGCGAATTATGTCACTCAAGCGGATTTTACTGAAGAATGGAATCTCGGTTACAAGCACTACAATAGCAACAACAACAGAAGCAACAACGCCTAACATTTCATACACGCAATTGATTGAAATTTCGGAACACTTGGTCGAAAATGGATACAGCGCACTAGACGTTATTCGTATACTGGAAGATGTGATAAACACTACTAGTTTAGAAAACGGATCCGAAAAGGAATCCGAAAAGGAATCCGAAAATGAATTATTTAGAAATCATGAATTGCTTTTAGCGTTCAATGGAGTAAAACGCGAATTTAGAAATGAAAAGTTACTGATTTTATTTATTCTTTATTTTATTGTGTTTCGTTCAGAACTTGATTTAAAAAATATCACATTCATTTAAAAAATCATTGAAATCATTAAAATCATTAAGAAAGAAAGAAAGAAAGAAGAAATAATAGATGGACGACTATTCAATCACCAATTTGTACGAGTCGAGAAACGATTTTGCAGCTCGTCTGGTAAATTTACTCACGCCTCAGATGATCCACGGGTTTCAAACCATGTTTGATGAAGCATGGAAACTTTGCGTGGAAAGCGACGAAAAGGACAAGTATCTTATGACGTTTCAAAACTTTTTGTCACGCGTGCCCAAATGGAATTCGACCATTATAAGCACCGAGTGCGCGCGTATCAAGGAAGCGAGTTCGTGCAACTACCTGGAAGATCTGATTGCGTGCGTTCATGTAGTCCAGCTTAAAAGTTTGACGTGCATGCGTGTGGGAATGAAAAACAAAAAAATAAATATAGACGTGCCCAAGGCTACCGACTTTATTCATAATGCATACATTCACTGTGCGCGAAAACTGTACGCCAATATGTATTTGTACGAAAAAAACAACAATTCACTTGCCACGCAACGCAACCGACGCGAAATCGAGCTTATTGTAAAGGAATGCATTTTAAATGCCATGCGCGAGACGATACCCATCGAAAAACTCATTCGGAGCTATATGGATCCAACCATTGAAGAAGACGTCGAAGTAAGCGAAGAAACTAAAATCGTCAATGAAGAGCCGATCATCGAGACCAATGGATCGAGTTCGGGGGTCGATGTTGATGTTGACATGCCGGAACTAGCCCCGTCAAATTCCAAATTGACGACGACGGCGGCATCAGATTCCGACGCTTCAGAAAAAGAAAGTGTCTCAGTTTTGGAAGTGTTGGAGCAGGAGCGACTAAAAACCGCGGAAGCGAAAGAATTGGAAGCTATGCGCGAAATACTTGCCGATGTAGAATCTAGTTCTTCTGCAGGATCCGAAGTAAAGTTTAGTGACAACATTATGGTGAAATCCATCGAGACCGACGATGCGGAGGCGGATAGGGAAAGTCGCCGCGGATACCTTGATGATGGAGATGACGAAGATGACAGAAACACGATTAAAATCGGCGACGATGTAAGTCTGGATATCGGTGCCGAATCGGTTGTAGACGGCGACAGTATCAGCATTTTAGACGACATTCAAGTTCTATCATGAACGAACGAACGAATGGAACAAGTATGATTTCATATTTAGCAAATGATTTTTTAAAATTAAAATTATATACTATTATATAATAGTATATATAACTTATAACTTATAACTTAAAAACATGGTTTCAAAGTCAAGACATCGTCATCGACGGCACCACGCGGGTGGTAATCCGGATAATTCCGTATGCCCATCTTTAAAAACTCAAGATGAATGCGTAGTATGCAAATGGAATGCCAAAACATCCAAGTGTGGACAAGCGCAGAAACCTGGTTCTAAAAAAGCATCCCCTAAGCCAAAGCCTGTATCCAAGACCAAGTGTCCGTCTTTAGATAAATCTTCATGCGATTCCAACGCCGCCGACTGTTTATGGAACGATAAAATCGGCAAATGTCGCAAACGTACCGTTAAAAAGGCCGCCACTGCGGCTAAGGCCAAACCCAAAGCCAAGTCTAAGAGTCCAGTCAAAGTCAAGTCAAAGAGCCCCAGCCCTAGCCCTAGTCCTATAAAAATACCAGAAAATAAAAGGTTTAGTGAAATGAACCTGGAAGGTGCCGATTTCAGCGGTATGGATTTATGGAAGGTTATATTTTTTTCATGTAACTTGAAAAACGCGAAATTTCAAAATGCAGATCTTACTGATGTGAAATTCAGTACGTGTGATTTAGGTGGAGCCAATTTTAGTGGTGCAAAAATCATAGATGCCGAGTTTAATTACTGTTACCTGCACGGGGTGGGTAAGGCAGACCCCTTACTACTAATGAATTCAACTGTTAGAAGTACCCGGTTCAAGGATTGCCGTTTTGGCAATTCAAATTTTAGTGGAACCACTTTTGAAAACTGCGATTTTGATGGAAGTAGCTCAAATGGTGCTAATTTTAGCGGATGCAAATTTACTTCTCATCCTACTATTGTAAGACAACACGACTCAACACTCACAATATTTAGAGAATGCGAATTTAAGTTATCAAATTTTACCAATGCCGATTTTAGGGGTTGTGATTTTAATTCAAGTGGAGATGATAACTTTGAGGATTGTGCGGATAATGAACGGTGCGGAAATGAGTTTAATGGCTCGGTGTTCACCGGTGCGAAATTCCCTGAAAACGTAAATATGTGCAGTTTCGCCGACGCGGTCCTGACTGGGTCGGATATAAGCGATCCGAACAAGAATATCCAAGGTTGTTATTTTGATGAGAACACAGAAGCAGAAGATGTGGAAGAATTAAAGAGACGCGCTATACCACCCGAGGACGAAGATGATTGGATGGCGCCAGTTAAACAAAAAACTCCATCCCCTCCTCGCGTTAAAACTCCATCTCCTGTTAAAAGGGCTCCATCCCCGAAAAGGGCTGCGTCTCCTATAGCAGCAGCAGCAGCAGTCGCTAGTGCCAATCCTAAATGCATTAAACAAACACAAAAGAAGTATTTGGAAAGGCCGAGCCCGCCATATTCTGCAACGGATTGTCCCGGGATGACGCTTACAGGAAACGACGGTAAAGTATACGTTTCAGTTGCCAATGCAAAGGGCGTGTACGCCTGGAAACTGCAGAAATAAATTTTTTTAAATATTATAAATAAAATGTATGCATGTTTCGCTGTGATTATTGCGTTTGATTTTATAAACGACTAAGAGCGTCGGATCATAGAGTAAGCGACAGTTGTGTTCTGACCCAAATTTTTGCATATCTTTAAACATTTTAAAAAATGTTGGTGTTTTTGGTTGTAATATAATATAATATGAATACTGAGTTATTTTTATATTATATTCGTTATTCGTTATTGAAATCGGAGTCGAGTTTATATATTATTTTTACTTATTTACAAAAAATATATATTTTATTTGAAATGTTAAATCATGATGTATCCTGATGGTAAAAGAGAAGTTACTCCTGTGATTCTGCCCGATTTCAGAGAGTTTAATATTGTTGGTGTGGAGAAACTGGTATATGCATTAACGGTTGCGTTGTACAGGTCTGCTCCTGTTAAGTTGCAGCTATTAAAAATGGAATCGGATAAATTTGTTTCAGACAAGTCAAAAGAAGCCGGAAAAGTTTCGGACGTGTATGTTTTTCCCTGGCCAACCACAACAATAGTGATAAGGTCATTGTTAACGATTTGAGTATATTTACCTGTCGCCGGCTGGGTTACTTTTATGGTAGTTTTTCCCGGACCTGCGATTGACGCGGAAGCCGTGGATGCGGTAGGGATAGTTACAACGGAAGTATTATTTGACTCGTATGTTCTAGGAACGGCCCCAGCATTTGAAGAAATGACGTCGTTGAAGGAAATGGATGCGCCAGAAACTAACTTTCTGTAAAAGATACTTTGAGAAGTATCTAATGTAGCAATTTCGCCCTCGATGGTAATGGTTGCACTTTTTGTACCAGCTGCCCAAACACCCGAAGCTTCTTGTGATGCTTCGACCGTTGCTGAGCCAGCATTAAGTATAGTGACAGTAGTTCCAGATATACTAATAACGCCGGAACCAGCGGTAACCGAATATGTGAATGCGCCACTACTAAGAGAAGTGGGTTGGGTTATGGTAAATGTTGTACCATCGCCAATCTTCTGTGTCATATTAAAAACACCCAACGGCGCAGCGAACTTATCAGATTTTACATTCGTCATTCGATTGTCGGCATTTCCAATAACTAATTTAGGAAGGGGTGGAGTCGATTCGGTTACAGTGATAGTATTGATTCCAGTTCCAAACGTGAGGTACGTATTTGTACATAAAAAAACTTTCCCCGGCGGATAATCGACACCTAAAAAAGTAACAGTCCACGGTATAGGTAACATAAAAAAATCATCGTCGATGCTCGTTCCGCTATGTATATTATTACTAAGGTCGGCCAATTCTGCTATAGCCGTATGAGGAGTAACCTCCGCAACTGTACACGTATCCGTGCCAGTAGATGCTATTTGATAAGTACTGTTTTGCGTGTAGTATGAGCTGGTCGTCGAATCAACCCGTTTACTAGCCGTAAATACTCCACTAACACCCTCTCCATCCGCGATACGTTTATGATTACCGATATGGACGTATATTTTGTGTGGAGATTCTTCTTTAAATGTAAACCCAACGAAAATATTCAAAGTTGTATACGGGGAGTCAGTACTATGTCTATTACCCTCGGTTCTAACACGAAAGATCCTACTCATTTTTATTTATAAATCTAATTTTAAAATAAATAAATATTTTATATTATTATTATTATTATTATTATTACTTTATAGTTCTGCGCATTATGATTTGTAGTCCTTCCGTCGTTTTACACACTTGTTGTCAATCGTGAACGTCGGCCCGCGTTCATTTTCTGGAATGATTTTTAAAACACATTTTGATTTCTCTCCATAAAGCGGTTCAGTACATCCTTTTTCTTTCTCTTTTCCATTTTCTTTGGCTCCTTCCTTTTTCTTATCTTTTTCTTCTTCCTTTTCCTTTTCATCTTGTTTAATTTGATTATTTTGATTATTTGCAAAAACCTTAAAGTTGAATACCTTCTTCGTATCGTCGTTCAGCGTGCACCTTGAGCGGAAATGCTCGTACCGTTCGCGTACATCACAGTACGTCAGTTTGCTGGACTTTCCGAGCATTTTATTAACGATCTCATGAAGTCGGTACACGTATTTCGAAAACGCGTCTCGATTTTCCATATCGCACATTCGCAACGGGAACGTTTTGAAATTTTTGGTCAGGTTGTCGCGACAGTGTTTGCACGGTAAAACGTGTTGAAGGTTCAGGATGAAATTTCGATACTGAGCCTTTTGGCTTTTGGTAGGATGTACCGGATAATTGAAACTCATCGTGTGCAAAAAATGCCACATCCCAGGTCCCCATACAGTAGTTAACATCCCATCCGCGCTTTGGTAATCCCGCTTTTTAAATGTCCTAGGGGGTCTACTACGACGCGTTTTCGCACGTTTTCGTGTTATTTTGTTACCTTGTTTTTGTTTCATTCCCTTTTCTTTTCTTAATATTGTTTGTTTTGGTTAGTTATATTAAGCATATAAATAAATATAAATAAATAAATGGTCAAAAATAAAAATTGTTTATTTATTTATTGATTGATTGATAATTGAATATGAAACGTGCACTAAACACAATTCCTTTATCTAAACGCAAACATTATATGTCCAATTTCTTTGTACCACGAACGAATAACCGGAAACCAATTGTAAGCAAGACGCCGTTTGTAGGATATGAACGCGCGTATCGTTCTGACACAGAAGCAAATGGTGCTGCAGGGGGGCGTCAAGCACCCCCCTTAAACCCCCTCCTCGTAAAGGAGGGGTACGGGGAACCTTTGGTTCCCTGGGTTGATGCAACTGATATAAATGATATAAATGCTTCACAAGATATAAACAACGAATCAAGTGCCAACGCCAACGCCAATGCCAACTCAATGTCTCTTCCCGCGTCTGTAAACAATCCATTTGCCATGTTTAAAAACCCGGCAACAGCGTCCGCATCCGTATCCGCATCCGCATCCGCATCGACAAAGACCCCCCTTCAAACTGCTGAAACGTATAAACTTGAATTTGACGGATGCAGCAAGGGAAATCCGGGCAGATCCGGGGCAGGTGCTGTACTGTATGAAGGTTCTCGAGAAATATGGGCGGATGCCAAGTATGTAGGTGACAAGGAAACAAATAATGTGGCGGAATACACCGGTCTCATCATGGGCCTGCACGAAGCTCGCCGGCGTAATATATCCCGCTTACTCGTTCGAGGCGACAGCGAACTCATTATAAAACAGATGAACGGGCAATACGCGGTCAAATCTGAAAATATACGCCATTACCACCAGGCCGCAAAAGATCTTGCAAACCAGTTCAATTGGATTGAGTTCAGACACGTCTACCGAAAAGACAACGCTCGCGCAGACGAGCTATCCAATAAAGGGTTACTGGCTAACCCGGTGGTTACACATTAATGACATTTGCAGTGTTTATGCTGTTTCCGGACCCAGACCCAGACCTGGATCCAAGGTTCAATAAACGAGCCGATGGATCGAGTTCTACGCAAAATGGCTGTCTCCAGAAATATGGGATAACATTTGATCTTCCAGGATACAATCGGTCGAACACTTTACGATAGTAATAACTTTCTTTATCGTATGGTGTATTATGCACGATCTTGGTGCGTTCTATGGCATATTCTTCGTCACTTACGCGTGCATCAACGTAATCGCGAATCATATCAATCCACGTTCTAACTTTGGCTTGGCTTTGGGTTGCAGATGCATTGGCAGAAGCAGCAGCAGAAGCAATAACGGGCGACGTTTCAAGCGGTTGCGGACTTACGCCGTCGCTGAATGCTTCTTTTTTACGCCACAGCACTTCGGACGGGAGAATCGCTTGCGTCTCGTCTAGTGCATCGAACGCGCATCGAAGAATGGATTTTTCGATATACGACCCCGTATTGAATCGCTTATGGTGTGGATGTAGGCGCATGACATATTCTAAAAATTTTTTATCCGCGAACGGGACGCGCGCTTCCAGACCGCATCCGCTTATACTCTTATCCGACCGGAGCAGGTCGAAAAACCGAACATCGCTTACCATAGTCTCGTTTGCGACTTCAAACTCGCAGTCGGTTTTGGCATTGCAAAACCCTCGATATGAACCGAATATTTCATCCGACATGTCCCCGCAGTAAATTACAACATCGTCGGTCGTTTTCGAGATATATTTGGATACCAAATAGTTACCCACCGAGGCGCGAATTGTGGTGGTATCATAACTTTCCACTTGCGCAATGGTTTCTTCAATTGCGTCTAAAAACTCGGCTTCGGTAACACAGACTTCGTGATGATTGGTGCCTAAAAATTCGGCAACGCGTTTCGCCCAAAACAAATCGACCGATCCAGCTAATCCGATGCTATAGGTGTTCAGTTGCGCGGACCCCTTCTTCGCATTCGCCATTTTTGTAAGACGACATAGAATCGCGGTAACGAGCGAACTGTCTAACCCACCGGATAAAAGTGCCCCGATTGGGCGGTTGCTCATGAGGCGTTTGGTTACCGCGCTTACAAGAAGTTCGCGCAAGTGCGGAAGAGATATCTTTTCCTTTTCAATATTTTCACAAGAATGGGAAGGCGGATGGTCTTCGCAGCTGCATCGAAATACCATGGTGGTTTTTACATTCACGAGGTTTATCATGTCAAGTGAAACGTACTTGTAATACGGGAAGTAGTGTCCCCTACAGACGGCATTATCGTATTCAAAGTAGCACCCCGATGGAAATTGAGCAACGTGGCCTGGTGCACAATGTGAAAGCGCTTTCATTTCACTCGCGACCGAAAACTGCCCCGGGGTCAATGATCCCGTAGATCTGATATTTATCTCAGTACCAATGAACAATGACCTCACGCCGAACGGATCGCGTGCAACATACGTTTTATCCCGATCTCCGTCATACAGAACCAATGCGAATACGCCGTCGAGGGCGTTTAACATGGCTTCAATCCCGATACGCTTGTACAGATGCAGTATAACTTCACAGTCTGACTCACTCTTGCACACATCTTCCAGACCGTATTCGGTAATAAGTTGCTTGAAGTTATAAATTTCGCCATTGCAAATGAGCCGACATTGCCCGATAACAAACGGCTGGTTTCCATCGGACCCCAACCCGTTAATTGCGAGTCGATGAAACCCGAAAATACAAGATGTGTTTCCAGACGGGGATATATATTTTTGAAACTGGCTGTTATCCGGTCCACGATGCTGGATTTTTGCAAAATCGTCGAAAAGAAGTTTGGCTTTCTCAGTTGAAATGCGTTTTGAATTTGTGCGGGATCGAGCGCCATGGCTATAATTACTGCACAACTGATAATAAAAAATGCCGCACATGCTAATATTATAATATATGATATATAGTACCCAGTTAGGTATGTTTAATATAATTTAATAAAGTGTTAATGAATCATCCCAGTCCTTAGTTAAGTTATTAGATGATTCGATAATGAAATATTTTTTTATTTTTAACTATTCGCAAAAAATTTATAAACTCCTCCTATTATCCAAGCAGCATTTATTACGATAGATTGATACTGTCTTGATGTAATACATACAACCAAAAGCCCAGTTGCACCAGCAGTATTTAATATAAAGTCTACTGTTTTTTCAAATGTAATAATATATGGAAACAAAACCAATAAACTTCCAGTCCATCCAATAGTTTCCAAAAGAATTTTTATAAATTTATTTTTGGAATTTGGGGTAGGCGTATTCGTAGGAGATGTCGTAAACGCTTGTGAACCACAACAGGGTATAGGAACTACCTTGGCCATTATACATCTATATAACTAGAATAGATATTTAAATAATATTTGCATTAGATACGTATTACGTATTACGTATTAATTTGTTGCAAATGACAATCATGCCCCCGCGTGAAAATAGAGGATGTGCTTTATACATAGGTTGTGGGACTGACTTTGAACCAGTTAGTGACTTATGTGGTGAAGTTTATAAATTCATATACATTGACTCGCAGCCGCTTACCCAACACGGGGATTTATACCAAACGTTTTCTCCACAGGAAAATTTAGAACTAGGATACAGTAAAACATATATGAAGACATTTTTAACCGAAGCCGAACGAGCGGGCTTCAAAAAAACAAGTTTGGATGGTGTATATCCACACGCCTATAAAAATTTTTATACAAATCAAGAAATATACCACTATTTTAGTTTATGTTTTCCTATACATTCATTCAAGCAAAATCCAATCGCCAATAAAGAAGAACTTTTGAGGCTTGTTTTTTTATTGAACCAAACAACCCACCTGGTCGTTCGAAAGTATGTTCCGAATATAAACATATTTAGATACTTTTTACGTCATGTTATGTTTATCGGATATGATGATACTGTTTATTTTGAAAAATTAAGTACTCTTCTCCCATACGAGAGGAATAAAATAACTGCACTCCTTCAACTGGGTCAATATCGAGATAGATTTTCAAACTATGTATACATACAGCGTACCATGACTGATCGCCCCAAACTATATTTTCCTACATATGAGTTATTTGCGGAACACGGTGAAAAATAAAGGCATAAATAATCATATTATACCATGTTACCGTTTATAATATTAATCTAATCATATGATTATTGGGTTGCGAATGTTTCCCTGCACCGGAGCCGGGATGTTCGCAATTTCATTTTCAGCGCCTTGCATGGCACTTGTCTGCACCGCCATCAATGCAAAGTCGAAACATACGTTCCGAATATCTTCTTCAAATATCTCGTGCATGTCGTCATAATTTTCTCGAATGTCATTGTTCGCGGCACTGTTGACGAGACCCGTAATTCGGGTATACAAGTTTGAACTTAGCGCAGCCTGGTCTAGCAATGCAAGCGCTTCTTGACGCGCGGCTCTGTGCACGCGATTAATCCGTTCGCGCAGCATATTTGCCCGATGAAATTGATAGCTGAGTTCATCTCGAATGTGTCTAGCAATAACAACTTCATTCCGAACATGTTCATTTGATAGCAACACGTTTTCAAATACTTGTTGTGCCGCGTCCTCATTTCGATAAACGGCGTGTTCCTGCATGATGGTGCTCCTACAGAGTGGGCACTGGTTCCGCGTAGAAGATGATGCCACCGACATGTTTTGAACAAGACAGGTAAAATGGAACTGGTGCATGCATCCAGTCGATACTGCATTTTGCATCATGTTAATTTCTTCCAGGCAAATTGCACATTGGTGTGCTGGTTCTTTCTCTTGCTCTTGCTCTTGCTCTTGCTCTTTTTGATCTTGGTCGCCTCGAGAAGGTGGATTGGGTGAAGACGGACGAGCGACAGCGGACTCGATATCTCCTGAATCAAGTTCCTGAAGTTCCTCAATGGCCACTATATTTTTCATATCAATGAGTTTGAATGTATCTCCTTCGCGAATGAGAATTGTAATATTCCCATTTAGCTTGACAACCTCTTGCACCGTTCCAGTGCATTGTATTGAATCGGGATCCGCCGTTTGAATCGTAACGCGTTTTCCAGTAAGACTACTTGCTGCGGCTGCCATAGTTGCTCTGTGCTCTGAATATTGAATCTACTGGTATTAAAATCGAAACCACCGTAAAAAAAATCAATTTTATTCACTATTTTAACTTTTAACTTTAGCCCTTACAAATAAAATAAGTATTTAACATTATAACATTATAGTATAGTATACATATACATACAACCATACATAATGGCAACCTCAAATAATTACAGGCAACCGCAACAACAGCCACAAGAACCGTCGCAAGGCAACCTGAATGACGCGTATGCACCACTCCATGGCGTGGTGGACGGGGTTTATGTTGCAACCGGCGAACGTGTCGACGAATTAAGTAATAAAATGTTTGCAAGAAATATGCCGTCGCATGACATCCAGCCCATGTTTGGTCTGCGTCCGGTAGCAAGCAAATACACGGTTATGCCAATTTATGATCAATATAAGCCGTGCGTAGAACCCATTCAGGTTAAGCCGGTTTTTCAACCGCAGTCCCCTGAAGTATTTTATCCAGGTACTCGTAACGCCCCGTATAACGGATACGCGTCCAAAGTAAATGTAGAGTCGACTCTAAGAAACCAATGGTTTGCGCTTCAGCGCGGATCTCAAGCGGTTTACGTTCCCTCTTCTGAAAGCGACTTGTATAAAACCACGGTCGAATATAAACCGGTACTGTTACCACACCCCTACATTAACTCCAATAGCACTGAAAATTTTGCAGCTCATAATCCAAATACCATGAATATCGCAAAGGGCGTATTTGAAAATTCAACTCGCGTTCAGCTGAAAGATATGCCATATTAAAAAATTAAATTATTACTATTATTACTATTCATAATTGAATACCGCAAACCGCATTTGCATTTGTATTTGCATTTGTATTTGCATTTGTATTTGCATTTGCATTTGTACCTTTACTTGTTGTAGTAAGTGTCATTTTCATTAAAGCTGCAACTGACGCAGGTTTCTTTCGCGGAGCAAATGAGAAGGTCGATTTTGCCGGTGCAGTGGTCGCTGCAGCCGCAACTGGTAGAGATGATGCTGCGACTACGGCCTTTGATGCCGGCTTTTCTCGTACCTTCCAAATATTTTTGCCATATTTTGTGTTTGTAGTATACATGATATGGTACCCCTGTTTCACGTAATACGACTGGCGTTTCATCCACTGCGACTTGAAAATATCATGATGGTCCACAAAGTCGATCACCAGCGGATGGGTATGCTTTGTTCGAAGGATGCGTCCCACTGACTGGCACACGTCGGTTTTGGGTGTCGCCATAATAAGTGTAGTCAATGTGGGAATATCCAGCCCCTCCGATGCCATGGCATACGTTGCGATAATTACTTTTTTCTTCTCGCTCGCCTTCAAGTCGGCGTCTTTCATTCCGCCCAAATAGTATCCAACACTTGTACCACACCCTGCAATATCGCGATCCGCAATCGCGTCATACAGATACGCCAGTAGTGACTTGTTATGCGCCAAAATCATGACTTGCTGCTCAGGATTGGTGCGTAATTCGTTTTCAAGCACACTGAGAATGAACTCACTTCTAGGCTCGCACTTGCACAGTTTAGTTATCATGGTGCTGAATTTGGGATTTCCGCGATAATCCGTCTCAAGTTCATTGAATTCGTCGTCGGGAATGTAAATCTGAATACTTTTGACAACTACATCGGCATCCATCGTGGACTTTTCCTTGTGCACGATTTCACCGAGGAACATGATGAATACTTTCGTGAGTCCGTCCTTGCGAGTCATGGTGCCCGAAAGCCCTAGCGTATACCGCGTTGTCACCTTCATCATGCACCTACAAAACACTTCGGCGCTCATGTGATGACACTCGTCAAACACAGAAAATCCAAAATCGGCAAATATTCCATCGTCGTAATCTTTCATGGACAGCGACTGAAGCATTCCAATGACAATGTCTTTATCTTCGACATCAATTTCTTGACCTTGGATACGCCCAACGCGCGCGCCTGGAAGAAATTGCTGGATTCGTTCAAGCCACTGGTTCATAAGAAATGTTTTGTGCACAATCACAAGTGTCTTCACCTTTAACATGCTCATTATTTTCAGAGCCATGACCGTCTTACCTTTTCCCGGATCAACATCAAGGCAGCCGCCGCCACCGTTGCGAACGTGATGGATATACTTATTCACAATCGCGGTTTGGTAGTCTCTAAGTTCTCCATTAAATGCGAGACCAGGGCATGGCATTCCCTGGTGTATACGGGACTCTTCTGGATCTCCGTACGTTTCGAGCCCGTAATAGCGCGGAACATATATGGTGGCGGGTGTCTCGATATAGATTGAAAACGGTTCGGGTTTGATGGGGGACTGTGGAGCGCTGGGTTGCATTGTCAAATCTTTACGTATCTGCATTAGCTCGGGCGTTTCGAGCGCGGATTTAGAAATAGCGTATCCGCGCAATCCTAGCCATGTGGATTGATTGGCTGGGTTGGATGGGTTTGATGACATTGTTTAAATTTAATATTACTATTTAAGGAATCTTAAATCTTATTCGTTATAATGGTCGTTCGGTTGTATCAACGGAACGGTAATCAATTTATTTAAAATTAACTTTTTATTTGTTTTTTATTTATTATTATTATTTTATACAAAACAAATATATACAAAGTATAAAATAAACAAAACATACAATGGAATACTTTAACGCCTTGATGAAAAAAGAAAAACAGCACGAAATGGTTCTCTTTGTCGTGCTGATTATATACATCATGTTTGATGTTTCTACACCTGAAATCATGGCCCAGCACGTAGACACGGTATACGGAACTATTATTGTGGCTATCATTGCATTGAGCCTCTTTTTAAGCACGCACCCCGTGGTTGGTATTTTAGGATTATTTGCAGCGTACGAATTCATCCGTCGGTCCAAATCGGTGTCTTCCGGAGGAACGGCGTCGGTTGGAGACAGCTCAAATTCGCTACTTCACCGTGTTGCTCCCGGTGAAACGTACCGGTCCAAATATATGGAATCGACCCAAGTGGATTATAACAACCATTTAGAAAGCGGAATGGCGGAGCAAGTTCCGATGTTATCCGGTAACGTCCCTACGAATTACCGCGATGCGAACAGTAAATTTCAACCCGTGTTTGCTTCCTCTCAAAATGGAATGGCTTCATTTTAACTTTACAAATACAATACAATACATAAAACATTACAAAACATTATAAAAAATTATAAAAAATAAAAAATATAATATATTAAGCAATAGTATAACATATTATCCATCTACTTTTCTTACTCTACTATGTCCCATTCCAAAGCTGCTCGTCGCGCACATTTCGGAGGTGTTTCCCCATCTGCCAGTATTATTTCCGTCGCCAGAGCTGGAGGCGGTGTCAAGAAGGGCGGGGCTCCTCCATCATCTACCGGGTTTATGCGAGACTTTACCAAACGTTCCGTCGTTTCTACTCCCGCAACGAACAAGGACTTTATTTTTAAGTTCACGCAGTACTATAGCGCCGCGAGACATTCTACGCCCATGTAAAACGCCCGTCTAAAATCATGTAATTCGTACACGAGCATACGCAACTCTGACAACGTGCGTATTAAAGAATTCGGCGCTGACGGCCATTCTCACCGATTCGTATGCATCCATATCCGGCGCCGCGATCATTCCTGCTATTTTCGTGAAACTCTTTCCACTTTTGTCGAGCGTGAAACATTGTCCCTCCTTCGCGTTTGATAAAATGGCAGAAAACGCAGGGGTGTTATCCGGAGTTGGAGTTGGAGTTGCTGTAACGGTCATGTTCATTTCTGCTTCATTTACGCCGCCAGTATTAAATACATTCAATTTTATATAAAATATCGCATACACACGCACGCGTTATTTTATTTTTCAGTTAAACTTCATTTATTCATTCAGCAGCAACACTTGGTGCTACTGGTCGCATGTTTTCAAAAATGTATTCTGTCAACTTATTTTTCACTTCAGCGATCTCCGGTATTTTGGCAACATCGGCGAACCAAGTTTGAAACTCTGACGTGGCGGCCCAGTATTTCACATATCCGCCGAGGATCAGTAGCCGGAACGCTTGCGTTGCATATTCCAAATCAACTGGGTCAGATTCGCTGGCGCCGTCAGGTAACATGATGGACTCAATACTTCCTTTCGACTTGTCTAACTCGGTTGCAAAACGAAATACGATGCGATTTTCAGAGTATCTGGCACAGTGACTACCAAAATCGAAATAATCTTCGAATTCGCACCGATGTTCCGGTTTAAGCGGTCTATCAAGATCCAGGTCAACCCATTGACCAAACACAGGAACTTGGACCGTAATGGATCGTATGTTTACTCTATCAGATACCATACTATTGTATCGTTCTCTCCACACATAACCTTTAGGTGCGTCCTGAATGAACTTCTCAGCAATTACGTCCGGTACTGTTGAAACCATCGCACCTCTTGTAACATAGTAGGTTGCGTGCAACGATCTGAATTTGTTGATAACGTCTCCCTTGGTAACTGACATATTCTATGCGTATAATCGTTACTTGTTTCTAGCTATGTTTATATCTAGAAAATATTTATATTGTTTTGATAATATGTTTTACCATTGTAAAAATCAAAAAATCCAAAAATCTATTTTTTTCATAAATTCCCAAAGTCTAAAAAGTTTTTTCCTTATTCGGAATAGAAAAATCCAAAAGATACTTTGCTGTTTTGGGGGGATAAATTGGATTTATGACAAATTTTTTTTTATGTATGAAAATTCAGGTTTTATTTATAATCCAAAACACGTTTTCGCATTTTTGATAGATAAAATACATACATTAGGATACATTACATACATGTCAAAACGTATTAAATGTAAGTGCAAACAACTTATCAAAACGCAATAATTAATAAAGAATTTTATAATTATGTCTACTAGTACCACGGTAAATATTGGACACATTCAACGTCTGAACGGATTAAAAGACGCGATCGAAGCCATGTCCAAAGTGCATCACCCGGACGTTTTGCGAATTCTGGACAAGAGCGGTATTCCTGGGAGTGAAAACAAAAATGGAACGTTTGTCAACTTGACAAGCGCGTCGGAATCTGTAATTTCCGAGTTGGAGGCGTATATCGAGTATGTGAAGGACCAAGAAAAAGAGTTGAGTGAAGTCGAGGATCAAAAACGAGAACTCGCGACCAAATATTTCACAACGCTGCGGTCAAATCCAAATACCAAGAAATAAAAAACGAGAGAAATACCAGAAATATCAGTTCGCTACATGTAAAGTGAAATGATGTTTTAACCAATTAAAATGTCTATCGTTTGTAAGTTTTGGAACGTTTGTAATGCTTGTAACTTTTACGCATCCTTCGTCCTCGTACACTAGCTTTTTTCTTCGTTGTTTTTGTTTTTTTATTTTTCATACCTCCTCCTTTTGGGTGAGTGGGTAGACGTTCACTGCAATCACCGCACGTTATACCTAGACACTCATCACCTTGGCCGCAAGAAATACTCTTAGTCCCATCCCGAAATTCATTGCATCCTCCGTCAATAAAAATAACATTTACGACACCATTCGCGTTTAAGATATCTAATATATCTTTCGTAGTTACTATATCTATACGTCCAAGTATTTTAATTGCCGTGATTAAATCCATCATCCAGGTAATGTCCGGCGTCCAGCTTTCGCCTAAAACTTCATACGCCATACCAGGTATTTGAGTCGAATGTCCTTTCGGTCTAGCTAGATCCGCTATGTTGCCAACGAGTATCTTACCATTTATATCGATTGCAGTAACATGCCAGTCTAATGCTGGATAGTGTTCTACAGCATTCTTGGCGATACGCATATATTTTTTATTAAACATACAAACCGCGTCAGTTATATGATGGCATTTAAGTCCTAAACCTGATTCTAAGTTATCACTCTGGAACACAGCCACTAACAATTTTTTTATTTTTTCTAATGGTATCGCTGATTTAACTGATTTAGATATACCTTTAGTTATACCACCGCGTGCGGCGGCCTTATCTTTATCTCTGATGATACGGTCGTATAAGACATTAAACTCAGCAACCCTTCCTTCATCATTTCCTTTAAGAACTGGTCGAAAGGTTGTCTCTATATGATCGAAAATTTGTTTAGAAATCGAATCAAATGTACGATCAGGATTAGTCTCAACCGTCGTCAAGTAATAATGTATGATTTGAAGAATAATGGAATAGTAACTAGCATCGGTAATCGGGACTTTAGGATCTCCGGATGCACCAATACAACTTAATGCACCCACGCCTGCAAAATTAAGTTTATACAGACTCATACCAGTTGGTGGTCTAAAACAATCTACGGCTTTAAGTTTTAGACCAAATGCATCAGGAGTGCGATGAATGCGAGATTTTTCCAGTATCTTCAACACTTCACGTTTTTGCTGATCAGTTGTTAACCCTTTTCCTTCTATTTTACCAAGTATTGCCGTATGCGAAAGTGAAAGGATTACAACAAACCCAGTTGGACCGTGCATGGTTTGCAAACGACTGATAGCCGTTTTAGCTGCAGCTACAAGTATATCTTCACGTATACTTGCTAGACTTGCCGGTATTGTAATCATTTTGTCGCCGATTTTTTTAGGGACGGCAAGGGTTGAAAATGAAAATTCTGATACTGCTTCCGCTGCTTCTCCTTCCATGATCGAACAAATAAAGTTATAATTGTAAAAATTGAAATTTTAAAATCATCTTAAATATAACATAGAATAAAATAAATAGTAGTCAACATTCACTAATAATAATATAATGATGTTCCGAACACAAGGCACAAAATACGAGTTGACAAAAACTAAAATGGAAATCAAACCGGGTCCTGTTCCAGTTCCGGTTCCAGTTCCAGTTCCAGTTCCAGTTCCAGTTCCAGTTCTAGAACCGTCATTCGTGGCACCTAAAGTCGAATGTAATCGTGTTACTACACTTGTGCGAAAGTCTACACTGTACCAGGATGGTGACAAACCACATTCCTATACAAAGTATGGCGATCTTGAAGACGAATGCGAACCGAATGATAAAAACGAATCGCATATATCACTGGTGGTGAACTTCGATACCCCCGCGCTAAAAACGTTGATGACAATGACATCAATGGCATCATCATCTGTAAAGAACAACGCCACTTCTAAAAAACGGTTTCCAATGCCCAGCGCATCGTCTACTCTGAACCAATTGTTCTGGTGCATGTTTATCGCGTGCAAGGGCGAACCAGCATTCGATACCATTTCAAACGCATTCGTAAGTGAAACCGAGTTCAAGTATGAAACAGTGGAACTTCTTCGCGGAATAAAACATATTCTAAAACCGGCATTCAAACGGTACAAGTTGTCGATTCCAAACTTTGAAGCGGAGCTCATAAGTAGCAAGCGAACTACCATTCATGTGGCTACTGGAATTGCATTAGCTCATCAAAAAAACATTTTATATATCGATGATCGGCTATTCATCGAAATCACCCTCGGAGGATCGGGAACAGAAACAGAAACAACAGAACCCGGGGCCTTCGCCGTTATTGAAAAGGTGAAAAACAGATACTGCGTATACAATGATATTGGAGGCACGGAGTTGGAGCGGTGCAGGCGCGAGCTTTTGAAAATGGAGTCGATCGAGTCTCCGGTACGGTCCATTTCATACTATAAGGTACCTGACCTTGAAGAAATATGCAAACGCCTGGCAATCACGACGCAACTTCTGAGAGGGGCAAAAAAGGCCGATCTGTATGCGGAAATACTCAAATACATTCAACGCTCTGGAATAACCGTGTAACGCAAACATATGTCCGTCATTATTATTAATTATTAACAATAATGATGTAAAAATAAAATATAGGTATATTGTATTACACAACACGCACTTGTTTATATTTATTTTATTATTTTATTTATTTATTTTTTATTTTAATCATGTCCGAAGACTCCTCATCCTCGAATGTAAACCCTAAATCCGTGCCTAAATCCGTGCCTAAACCCGTGAGAAAGTTACCAAAAGGAATTGTCAATGGTAGTGATGATGATACTATAGTTAAAGTTAAAGTTGTTAAAGTTAGGGCTAGAGGTACAGATGCAGATACAGAAGGCGCATTGTTGCCAGTATTTAAAATGTCGGAGTACGATCGTATTCACGATAAATTATCAACTGCGCATTTGAAGCATTTATGCACAACGTACGGGCTAAAATGCAGCGGTACAAAACCCGTGCTGGCATTGCGAGCGCATACGCATTGTATGGAATCGCATTTCATTTCGCGTATCCAACGCGTATGCCGAGGTCATTTAGCGCGCGTATACATTCGCCGACATGTACTTCTTCCCGAATGCAGTAGCAAGACCGAGTATGTAAACGATACCGACTTTTACACGATGGATGAGTTTGAAGAGTTGCCACATTACCAGATTTTTACATTCAAAGACGAGACTGACCATAAATTGTACCGGTTTAATACCGCATCGTTTTTTCAGCTCATGAAGGGCGCGTTCACGAGGTCGCAACTTAGTAGCGCCGCGAGTGGGGTATGCTGCGAAGTTCCTGAGAGCGCCGTAAACCCGTACACTCGAACTCCGATTAGCTTATCCACGGTTCGTCTATTTTTTAATAAGCTGCATTTTTGTAGAATTATGCGACTTCCGGTGTATACGCACTTTAAAAGCGACGAACTCACGCCACAACAAGCGACCGAGGCGCGAATCTTGGAAGTGTTCCAAGATATCAACAAGTTGGGAAACTATGCCGACTCGGACTGGTTCTCTCGGCTCACACATCCGCAACACATTTGGTTTATTCAAGAGTTGTACGACATTTGGGCGTACCGCGCAGAACTAAGCGCGCAGGTAAAAATGCAAATTTGTCCGCCCTACGGCCAAATATTCCCATCAGTTACGAACAGTATTCTTTTGATGCATGAAATGCGCACTGCACCGTTTGAACGCGTTCGAGAGGTGTGTATTTCTACATGCGAGCGACTTGTCCGGTCGGGACTAACTGAAGATGATCGATACTTGGGGGCCAGTTACGTGCTGTCAGCGCTAACATTAGTGAGCCCTCGGGCCAGGGAAGCGTTACCATGGCTTTATCAATCGGTAGCTGCAGGAAACATTACCATGGCGACGGCACTTGCGCCTGCAGGAGGAGCAGGAGCAGGAGCAGGAGCAGGAGCTGGCGGTACTTATACGTACAATACGTACATACTTCCAGTCCCGCTCGTAAATAATCATGAGACTGAGACTTATAATTATTACACCAATAACAATGCCAACATTCTCATGAACCTCAATAATCAGATTGATGACGGGATCCTGTACAACATTTTAATGGCAATGAACAATATGAATAACAATAACAATAACAATAACTAATACTAAATACAACATTTTTATTTTTTTTACAGCATGGTGCGAGTGTCAGTCCAGATTAAGTCATTGATATCAAATCTGGTAAACTTGTACACCCGAAAACTGGTTTCCGCTGGTAAGGTATCCGGACTGCAGGTGCTTATTCAATGCCATATCGCCAGCCAGTTGCTGGTTCGACACGTCCTGAGATGTTTGCTCGAGTAGGGCTCGCATAGCCTGTTCGTTTCCGGATACCATGTCCGCAAACATTACCAGCATAATAAAAATAACGATAAATGGGAGTAAAACGAGGAACCAAGCTACGCTGGAGTGACCGTTTTTGCAGAGGCTGTTCAAGACCCAGGTCCAGAACACAATCCACAGTATTTCAATAATAAAAAGCGCAGGGGTACTTTTAACGCTGCATTCCACGCGACCGATGCACATTTTATTGGTG